ACTTTTCCCTAGATTATTTAACACCTTTAAAAACATAAGTTGCGTATTTACAATCTTCATTATATTTATTCTTTGAAGTAGTCATTTTAGTATCTATTTTAAAATGCTCTCTTAGCTTGTAGATCACATCTGATAATCTGTAAACTGAACAATCCATAAGACTTTGAAGCGGGTTGATGCTTCCGTTTTCTTTCATGTAGTTTAATACTCTTTGTTGTTGTGGTGTTAGTTGCATTTTTAATCCTTTACATAATCTAATATTTGTTTAATAATTCTTTTATATCTACTAATCCCGTTTTTATGTACGATACTTAATCCAGTTTTGTATTTTTCTTCAAAATCTCTTATTAGAGGCATAATATCCTTTGCGCTTACTAAAATGATTTTAAGATTTCTTGTTGCTTCTGTTGTATCTCTTTTCGTTGTAATGCCTAGCTTCCTAAAAGCTTGAGCAACATGGTTTCTATCTAAAGCATCTACAGCATAAAGTAATGGAACTCTAATTTCCCAATCTGCATCCATTACAGGCTCGTATCTTTTAAAGTTAGATAAAGCTATCTTATTCTCTTCTTGTTTTTTTAATCTAACTTCCGCAAGATTTTTATTTGTTCTTTTTCTTTGATTTTCTTTCATGGCTTCTTTTTTGCAGCCCATGCAATAACTTGAATCTATTTGACCAAATTCATTAAAATAATATTCGTTTCGTGGCTTGAATTCTTTGCATTTACCGCATATTTTTTCTTCTAGAATTCTAATCCTTTCATGTATTTAAGAAAGTATAATAAAAGTAATGCTTAAAAATCAATTAAAGCTATAAATAGTAATAAAAATTTGTGATTGTGTTACGAATAGTAATAAAAGGCGGTTAAGGATTAGTTAAACCGCCCATTAATGAAAGAGTTAAAAAAATATTGCAAGATAAATTGCAAGGTAATTATAACTAAGATTTACTTAAAAAGCTAGTATCAATTAAAATTAATATTCCATCATTGTCATAATTTACATCGACAAATGGACTCCAGTATAAAGCCATGATTAAAACAGATATAAAAGATAGCCATAGAATCAATTTAAATAGCCTAGAGAGCATTTGCTTAAATGATTCATATATTTGCTTTAGTTTATTCATTAAGCGTATTTAAACCCGTTGTCTAAATAAACTTCGCACATTTCTAAAAAATGTTCTCTTGTTGCTTTTCCTAAGTAACTGTTATACCACTTTTTATAATAGTCATATCTTTCATTTCTTAATAATGGAATTTCAGCAGGTATCTTTTTGTATTTTAATCTTGCAAAAATGAAGCTTAATAGGGGATTGTATCTTAAATCACTCCACTCAACCCAATCAATATTAATACCATAGTAATTATATATTTTTAGTTTATCACTTTTTGAAGCTCTTAATTTAGTATCTTCAAATGGCAGCTTGTCAAATTGCTGGATTCCGTTTGCAAGATTTTTAGTTTTATCTTCGATTTGTCCCATTCCTGTTTCACTTGCACAAGTTTCTAATAATAAATCAACTGCTGTACCATTTGTACCATTTCCTAACACTTCACACACTTCTTGAGCAATAGCTACCAAATCTGTTCTTTTTGTCATTCCATAATATAATTTTACTCTCATTTCTTTCCTTTTTACTTTTTGAAAGCTTGTTGCTACTTTCCCATAGTCTTTGCATCTTTCCAATTATTAGAAACATTTACACCAAAAGAAGCTGTAACGATTGCAGTCCATGAACCAGTTATAGGCAAGAATAAGTCAGTCATCGCCTCCATAGCAATTTTTGCACCATCCCCATCACCTACAGCAAATGCCATCATTAAAGCTAATATGGAAGTTATTGTCAGATAGTAAGCATATGCGATACTTGCAAATCTTGCTAACTCTCTCCTCATTATCCCGTTAGGATCCAATGTCTTTAATTTCAAATTAAAGGCTTGTGCCTTTTCTTCAGGAGTGTCTATCCACTCTTTTGCAACTTCTCCTACGATTTTTCCTAATCCTAGCCAACCAAACATATATTATCCTTTATACTAATTTTATTGCGAAATTAAACAGCTCTTTCATGAATGGTTTAAATGTTTCTAAATTCGCACCAATTCCAATACCTACTAAAGTGAAAAGCATATGCAGGATATAAATTGTTCTATTATGCTTTCCATTTAATTCAGTTACTATTTTCTCATTGTTCTCTATAGCTCTAAATATTTTATTATCAATAATTAGCTCTTCTCTTTTTGCTGAAATATAAGATTTATTAACATCCAGTATAGACTCTAATATCTTCTCGTTAGAAATAGGCATTTTATTTAACTCCTCAAATTCTTTTATTGTTTCTTCATCTATTTCGTCATTTGATTCATTAGTAAAATCTTTGATTGCTTCATCTACTAGCTGTTCAAGCTCTTTAATTTCAGGTGTAACTTCTTCGCTATCTTGTGAGCCTTCTTTAGTATCAATTTCCCATCTTCCTTCATTATTTAAAACGGCTTCTCCTGCTTGTTGTGCCTCTTCAATTCTTTCTATTACTTCCTCATGACTAATTTCATTGCTTGGGTCTTTAAACATTAAATTACTCCTATAATTCTTGCTTTTTCTTCTAGTGCTTTTCTTTTAGCTTCTCTGATTTCAGATGCTGTCACATTCATTATCCCGTCCGGTGTTTTCCACTCTATCTCGTAGCTATCAGGGATATTGTTCTCTAATGTTTCCATTGCTGCTGATACTAAGTCTGTTCTGCTTTCAGGATCTGCGTAGAATCTTTTTCCCGTTGAAATAGTTACGATTAGCCTTCCTAATTCAGCTATTTTTTGCTTCTTTACTTCTTGATATTGTTGTTCTGTAGCTTCAGCTTCTATAGTTGCAATATCTACTGTCATATCCTCATTGTAATGCTTATAATACATTCCATTGTCATCTTTTGCTAATTCTGTCTGAAGTACCATTTTAGGTAACCCATTTATATATACTTGTTGTTTTATCATTTTGCTTCTCCGTGGTATATTACTATTACTCTTGCTAGTGCAGAAGTGGAAGTACTCGTATAACCATGTCCTCCACCAGCTAAATAAGATTGTACAACCAGCGATATATTCCCTGTTTGTACAACTATGCCTTCTAAGTTTGAGTGAGCTTTGGTACCGTAACCTTTAAGACCTGTCCCTGCATTACCGTCAAAACCAGTGTCGCTCCATAGGCCATTTAAATAAACTTCAGCCCTAACAGTACAACCTTCGTAGTTTTCATTACCAAATGGGTTGTCTATTACATATCTGTTGTTGTTATATATAGTTCCTAGACTGACTATCTTAACATTACCGCTGTCTGTTCTTGTGTTTGATTTGAATATATCAACCCCATCATTAAACAAATGATATGCTTCCCCAGTTAAAACATCAATACCCGCTCCTGCACTTGTCTTTACTGTCAAAGTTTGAGCTGTAGAGTTCACAAATAAAAAAGTGCTGTCCTGATTATCTGTAATGATACTTATAGCACCAGTTAAAACTGTGCTTGTATCAGTTATCTCAATTCTTCCATAATCATTCTCATCTGCTGTTAATGTATAATCTGCATCAGATGTGATATTGTGGGCTACGCTTAAATTCTTTTTTTCTAATACTGCTACTTCATCGTCTAGTGCTGTAAGATTAATATTGGTAGTGTTTAAATTACTATTGGTAGTGTTTAAATTAGTATTGGTAGTGTTTAAATCAGAAATAGTTGCAAAAGTATCATTAATATATGTTTGGCTGTATCCACCATCTACAGCTTGATTTGCTACTTGTTCAGCTTTAGTATTAATTTCATCCTTAACCGTGTTTACTTGGCTTGACCATGTATTTATTTGTGGTATTACCGTGTTTAGCTTGACATGGTAATTATCTGTTTTTAAACTAAAATCAGGCTCAGTCCTTAATGGTTGTTCATCTGTTGTAAATTCAGATATAACTTGTGTTATTGTTGACATTCTTTTCCTTTATGTTAAATCTTGGATGGAAATTTCTAAATCCCCACGCTTTAAATTTGTAATTGTCGGCTGTGCTTTTGACCACAATCCATATGTTAATAAGTTTTCAAATAGACTTCCATCTGTTTCATCTCCTATAAATAAAAGTGGTTTTCCTGCTAAATTTTTAAATTTTTTCATTATGCCATTCATCCTATAAGATGGTATCTTTATTGTATACGTAGGATTGTAAACAGGATTAACTGTTGATATGGTTGTTCCAAATTCATTAACTGTATCGCTGGTATAAGATGTCTGTATAGGCTTGATTTTAAATAGTGTTTCACCTAAATAATTTGAAAACCCTAATACTGCTCTACCTATTCCAGCTGTTCCATATAGCGGAGATACTGTTATTTTAACTTTAATTCCGCTAATCACTTGGATAGGATGATATATTGAGTATTTAAAATCAGGCTCTGAAAAGTAATGCAAATAAGCATCTGTTAAACTATCCCTATCTATCATGTCGTAAGTAGTTGTTTCTATTACTTCACTTGTAGAAGTGTTTATTAATTCAATTAATACAGTACTTGCTGTTACATTTAATAATGCTAAAGTATTGTAATTACTTAATGTAAACTCTACTACTAAATCTGTACTATCTGTTTTTTGAGTTTGATATCCAGTATTCTTTACAAGCTCAGAGTTTTCTGAAAGCATTGACCAATAGTTAGTTGGTCTGTCAATTATCCAAATATCACGCTCATTCTCAGGACTTAAAGTACTATTGTATCCATCAATACCGGCATATTTATAGATATAATTATTATCTCTTGCTTCATCTCCATTATTATAAGTAGAATTTACATCCCATAAAACTTCATCTTCTGTTACATTAACAGATAAATAGCTTCCTATTTTGTTCTCGCAAATTGTCATCCTACCATCTCCATTTTTAAAGATTGACCACCGTTTGAAAGTTGTAATAATAGATCCTCGATATTCCTCATTCTTTGCTCTAAACTTAAAGTGTTGATATTGTTCTCCTCTAAATTTGCATTTACTTTTTCAAGTTCTAAATTAGATGCTTGTTCTAATTCTAATGTTTGTGCTTCTGCTGAAACAACATCACTTAATATTTGTGAATCGCTAGTTGACTGTAAGCCTTGTAACCTTGAAACGATAGCACCTTGTATATTAGAATTTGAACTTAATATTGTACTCAAACTAAGAATATCATCTAGTACATCTGCTTTATCCTCTCCCGTTGTGCTTCCGTATTCTGCAATAAGTCGATTAAATTCGCTTAATCTTTTAAACTCTGTGTCATCATCATCATAAGCACCACTAAGACCTAGTATGCTATTGATTGTATCTTGAATACTTTTGTCCGCTTCTTTTGTTGCTTCTGCCAAGTCTGCTAATGTTTGCATCTCCTCTTCTCTTAGTTCGTTAATATTTTCAATTGCTTCTTCATAATCTATCCCAGCCTTATAAATATCAGATGTATAGATATCAACTGCACTTAATGAACCGATACCTTCAATCAAAACTTTTCCATTATTTAGATAACTGTTAATTTCTGATTCACTTGCGAAATTTCTTGACATTTCTTTTACTTTTAAACCGATTTGACTCAAACCCTCTTGCATTGAAGTAAATTGATTACTAAAATCTGTAAAATCTGATAATCCAGTTTCATCTAAAATATAATCTTCTGATACTAATGAATAGTCAATATCTCCTGCAATGCTTTTTCTTAATTCATCAGATACCGCATCCCTATATAGACTTAGTGTATAGTCTATAGTACTATTTATTTGGCCTGTAACATCAGCAACACCTGCTTCGCTCGTTGGTCTTTGTGCTATATATCTGGTACCGCCATATCTACCCCCTGTGAGATAGTCGTTAAACTCCTCTCTATAACGACTTGTTATATTGTAATTTGCTTGTTCTTTTGCAACTTGCAATGAAGCTATTTTTGCAAGATTTGATTCAAGTACTGTAGCTGTTGCAGTTCCTTGGTTTCCGAATTCTTCTAAAGCATCTACCATTTTATCAACTGCATCTGAAAAATTATCATATTCCTGTCTTGCCTGACTCTCAGGGCTTGAAGCACCACTACCACTTAGAGCTATACCAAAGGAGTTTAAGGAAGACGCCACAGCTAAACCTCTCGCTACAGCTGTGTACCCGTCACCTTTTGCCATGGCATTTGCAATAGCTGTCAATCCTTTTTGAACACTTAAAGCAGTTTCAAGTGCCATTAGAGTCATATAAGCAGTTGACTCTTCATCAAAAAAAGTCTTTGACGCAGAAGCAAGACTCTGTATGCCGTTTATTTGATTTTCTCCATATAATGCTTTTGCTTCTGCGATTTCTTTTTCTGTATTCCCTGTTTGCTTTAGAAATTTATTATATTTATTTTGATTTTTTTGCATGTCATCAAGGCTACCTATGACTTTTGATAAATCCCCTTTGGCTTCGCTGATTCCATTGATCTTAACATCAAATTCGATTTTTTCATTCTTGCCAAGCCCTTTTAAATCCTTATCATCTCCGCCTTTAATAATAATTTTTGTAGTATCTATATTTTCTCTTATTAAGTCAGCTATTGAAGATACTAGACCTATTTGTTTAATAAGTGCTTTGTTTTGACCTTCGTAAGCTTCCCTAGCCTTGTCTTGTGCTTTGTATGTATCTTCTATGATTTTTCTATAGATTTCTAACTTAGATTCATCTACTAGCGAAACTCTTACATCTTCGCCTTTGAACTTCAAATTAAACTTATCAAGTACATTATTGATAGATTCTTCAACCGTTGATAAGGTTTCAAGCATTACTGTACTCAACCCATAGAATGCGTTAATTCCGCCATTTACAACGCTTTCTATTAGGAAAGATATCTCGTTGAAAGTATATCTCATTCCATTTACAAATTGTACCAAAAGCTCAATCGTTGTAACTGCTCCCTTGGCTACACTATTAATAACATCTGTCAGGTCTTTTGTTAATCCCTTGTTTTTCGCAATATTATCTATTAGTGTCGTTAATTGTTTTAAGCTTGTTTTTTGAGCTTCAAATATATCTTTGGTCAATGTTGCAGTTAAATCATTCCAACTATTAGTAAAATTCGACTGCCTTGTTTGTAGGTTATCGAGTTGTACATCAAAATCTTTTAATTTTTCGATTACTAATGCTGTTACATCACTTGTTTCTTTTAAAGCTTTATTTGTTAATCCTAAAGGCTTTAAGAATCTTCCTAAGTCACTATTTGCTAGAACTGTACCAGTTGCTAAACCATCAACACCTGCTAACAAACTATTAAATTCAATTCCTGCACTTGCGCTTGCATTTGCTAAAGACTTAGTGATTTTAAGTAAATCTTCTTGACTGGCATTAGCTTCTGCAAAAGTGGGAAGTAATGTTTTATATATTTGTACTGTTTGAGCTAAAGTTTGTGGAGTTTGTGCATTTAAAACAGTAAGCTCTTTTAATGTAGATATACTTTCTCGTTGAGCTATATTGTACTTCTCTTGAAGTGTTAAGGCATTACCTTTGCTGTCTATATCTGCACTTGTAGCAACTATTAAGGCTGTTAAGCCTTGTGTTTGTTGCTCCATGATATTATTATATTCTAAACCATTTTTGATAACATTTGTCATTACAATATCATAAGCTTTATAAGCTAGTGTTAGACTTGCTACTGTCCCAATTAACTTAGTCATAGCCAAGTTGGTTCTTGATGTTGTTTTGGATGTCTTGTCTAGTTGAGCATCAAGGGTCTTTATCTCTCTTGTAGCTTTGCTTATTCCATTTGTCTTTACATTAATATCAAGAACAGCCATAAGAAAAACCCTTTTTTATTAGTATTATACCATATTTTGTTACTGTTAGTAAAAGTTGGTTAGTTTATTTTTTAGAATTTTAGTTTTTCTTGATGTTTTTAATTTATCTTGTTATAGTTTGAATATTAAAATTAAAGGATTAGAAAAATGGGAGATGAATGATCAGTGTTAATATTAAAATAATTATAAATAAGAAGTAACACATAAAGAATTTCTAAAAGAAATTTTTATGCGCACTATTTAACTGGTAATTGAATTCTGCCATAATAAACTTTTAGAACTCTTTAATAAACTTCAGAAAGCACATACATCTTTTGAATTTCAGATTGAACACATCTTACATGTTGGTTTAGGAATTTCAACTTCTCAAATTAAAATCCAAGCAAAATTAAAGGATTAGAAAAATAGAAAAAGTAGGAAATTAATCCTACTTTGGAAGATAAGCTACGAAACGAGCAAACAAAGCATCTAGTAATTCTGAATAATAATCTACATCTAAATCACGGCTTTTAAGTCTTGAACTCATACGGTCAAAATCTAACTTCAAAGGCTTTCCACTTATCGAACTATATTCATAAGGGATTGATTTAAAAATATGTACTAAATCGTACTCCAAATCTTCTTTATCAAATATTACATAACTATTGTTTGGATGATTCTTATATTCTTCTATTTCGTAGCTTTGTAGTTTAGTAAAATCATCTCCCTGAGCGTATTGTTCCGCCCAGACTAAAAGATTTTCTACTCTTGTTACTTTCCCTCTTTGACTGCTTTAATTAAAGTATCATTTACTAATGAATAGCCATACTTTTCACATAATGAAAGTATTTCTTCTTTGCCTTCTGTTAGTGCGATATCATACCTATCTTTAATCATTGTTTCAGTAATTAATTCCATATCAAAACCAACTAATAAACCTTTTAATTCTTCTTGCATAGGTTTTAGTTTGGTGATAATCTCTACAGCTTTTCTCTTGTCTTTATCTTCTAAAGCGATATCTTTAATAAGTGTAAGCTCTTGTATTTCTTCTGATAGCTTTGAGATACTAACGACTTTTTCAATATCATCCTTATATCTTGCATCATATAGAGTTTGTTCATCTTCTGTAAGCTCTCTGATTTTTCCGTTAATTTCGTGAAGTGCTCCATCTTCTTGCGGTACTTCAATTTTGAATTTATTAATTGATTCTTTTTCTTTTATAGTTAATAGCATATTTTCCCTTTTCTGCTGTTGTTACCCTTTTGCTTTTACAGTATCGGTCAAGTAGCAAAAGGGAATTTAAAACCTTGACCGATTAATTAATTTAGATTAAGAAAAGTATCCGTGCTTAATCTCTAAAGCCATTTGAGAACCATCTAAACCTAGATTAAATGTTAATGTTCTTTTAATTTTATTATCAGTATCACCATCATTAATACCTGCCACAGATGCTCTTGAAGCTTTGATTTGAATAGATTTACCGCTTACCATATTTCCCGAAGCATCTTTGTTAGTTTGGATGATAATTTCTTTTACAGTTTTATCTGCTCTATCATTAAATGCTGTTAAGTAGTTTGCGTTAGTTGTGAAAAAATCTACTTCAATCGTTGGACTGTAGTCATCAATGTTGAATTCTTTTGTGCCTGTTGCATAAGTATTTCCGATTTCAGGATTCATATTAATTCTAAAAGCATCTGCTGTCACTGCTGTACCATCAAAAGTAACTAAATCAACTGTAGTGAACCCTACTTGTGAAGTGTTATCTTTAGTTGGTAGTGTTGGAGTTGCTTCAACTACTGGGATACCTGCATTATCGTAATAACCTTGTAAGGCTACACCCATTGTCATTTTTCTACCTGCTTGACCATCAATAGTTAAAGAACCTACTACAGAGTTTGTAGCTGAAAATTTATGACCATCTTGATAAACAGTTACCGACCCCTTAGCTGGGCTTTGTGTGTTTGTATAAGTTACCGTTTCTTGTCCTGCTGTAGCTGTATCAATAGTTTCAGTAAATCCACATATCTTTAAAGCTTCTCCATACTGAGGAGGTGTTGCAAGTGATGTTCCGTCAGGATTAGAAGCAATCATAATGTGATTAAGTGATTGATTTAATGTAACCTTGTTTGCATCTGTGTAAGTTACATTTCCACCACCAAGCGAACCTGTTAAAACTTTATAGTTATCGTCATCCGTTTGAGGATTGACTACTACTGCACTATCTGTGATAAATTGTTGCGATATTGTTGGTGCTGTTGCTCCACTTGTTAAAAGCAAGGCGGTTTTTCTACTATTTTTCATTTTATACCTTTGTTTTTTATAATTATAGCATTAATTGTTACTAATCGTGACACTACTTTATAAAAATATATTTACTTCCTTTGTTTTGTTGATAAAATAGTTTCTTTATTATACAATTATGAAAAAGGATTGAAAATGATAATTACAAATTTGGAAGGGGAAATAATATTTAGAGGAGCTAACCTTAGAGGAGCTAACCTTAGAGGAGCTAACCTTAGAGGAGCTAACCTTAGAGGAGCTAACCTTTTTGGAGCTAACCTTAGAGGAGCAGACCTTTATGGAGCAGACCTTTATGGAGCAGACCTTTATGGAGCAGACCTTAGAGGAGCTAACCTTTTTGGAGCTAAAAATATAAAGTCATTTACTGCAGGTGAGTTTAATAGATTATGTACAGCAGTAAAGTATAAAGACTGTGTAATGTTTCAATTAGGTTGCTTTTGGGGTGATACCAATGAAGCTATAGAAGCAGTTGGGAGGAAATATGGTAATGGCAGTAACTATGAAAAATTAATATTTCTATATACTGATATATTAAAGGATGAAGAATGAACAATAATAAAACATTAAACATAATCAAGTATTATCATGACATAGATACGGATGTTAAGTTAGCTGATTTCTTAGAAATTGCAAGAAAAACTATTTGGGATTACAGAGGTAATAAAAGAAATATATCTAAAGTATCACAATTATATGCTGAAATGATAGAAAACAGAGTAAGCTTAGGAAACTATAGATTTATTATAAATGGTCATATCTTTGTATTAAATAGAGTAGATAGAATCTTAACTAAAAATGATAAATCTTTTAAAATAAGAAAATTAGAAGTAGATATTTTAGAAACAATAGTTAAGAACAAATGGTTATCTGTTAGAAAATTTGCAACTCAAAACAATAAGAGTAGGTATACTATTTTGAATTACATTAAAAAACTAAACGTAAAAACTAATATGTTTAATATTGATAAAGATGAAGTTATAAGCTTTATCCGCTCTGAGTAACACTAAAAGAAACTACACATTCCCAAACATTATTTTGTAATTTGTTTGGTGGTTGTGGTGTTCCAAGCCTAACAATAACACCATTATCTAGCTCTCTATTCTCTAGCATAGATTTTACATCATCAACTAAACCATAAGTATTCTTTTTATTAGTATTGTAACAATATATATCTACAGTTGTTAAAAGCTCTTGTACACCTGCTACTGTTCCATTTACAGCTATTAAATTATTAGCAACTGGGTAAGTATCTAAAGCTATCCATTTGCTTTTATTGCTATCATCGAATTTATCATCAAACACATTGATATCTGATACAGTTAATCCAGTTTCTGCGATATTTTGCACTACATATCTTTGTATTGTAACTGCTGTTTCTAATATTGATACACTCATTTTATACCTTTTAAACTTTTTTCTATTTCATTATTCATTTGTGCGATTATTGGATTAATACCATTTGGGAATTTTAAAGACCCGTAAGTAATGCCCTTGACTTTTCTATATTTTTGCAATCTAATCTCTGCATAATCTTGCGTATTAGTCAAAACATAATGACCCTCGCCTTTTTTCTTTAATGGTGTCCATGAAGAAACTAATTGACCTGTAAGCTTTGGAGTTGCCTTTACTAGTTGAACTCTTAGTTTAGTAGCCTTTTTAAAAACCACTTCATCAGTAGCACTTAGTATAACACTTAGTTCTTCATTTAAACCCATTAGTTAGCACCAATGACCTTATAAATTAATAGTTCATCTCGATATATCGTTTTTTCTATATCTACTAATGAATAAACATTCGAATTAAATTCTATATTGTGATCAACTCTATTTATATCCATATCGCTATAAAATAAAAATGTTACTACCTCTTTACCAACTAAATCACTTGAAATGCTTTGAAGCTTTTGGGTATCGTTTTTAGTTGGCAAAATGTCAACATCTGTATAAGTTGGAGTACCTTTATTATTATCAGTATCCATATCATCATAACCAGCATCCCCAAGAGAAAGCTCTTGACCTTTAGTAATAATTCGACCACTTGAACCGTGCTTACTTAAAGCTTTTTCAATTTTAGCAATGTAACTCATTACGCTCTATCCATTACAAAGCTACCACTTTGAACAATCCCATAACTACTTAGTAACATATCTACAATGTCGGGAAAATCATTGTCGCTTTTATTTGGGCTGAAATATTCTGTTTTAATAGTACCTGCTATTTCTTCAATCTTTACATTACTATCGCTTGACGAGTTAGTCATATCTTTACCGATAGAGTAATTAGCTAAATATGCAGTTGCTTTTTTTAGATTTGTTTCTAGTGTATCAGGTAGTTTAATTCTAGTTGATATCAATAATGTAGCTTGTCTTAAAAGCTTTTCTTTGTTCGTGTTGTCAAGTGCAGTCCATTCGCTAATACTTAATAAGTTGTTATCAAGTATAGTAGTAGCATCTGAAACACTACAAAATGAATCATAATCTGCTGCTGGGTAAATAATTAATGACATTTTATTCCTTAATCTTGTAAATTGTCTTTGATATCTATGCTATAAATATCTTCTATAGATGTATCATTTGCAGTAGGGTTAATAGCTTTAAATGATACTTTATAACTATTTGCTACTAACAACATTGAATTCGTAGATGTTAGGTGTCCTTTAAATACTAAATTACCACTCTCAACAGCTACGCTATCATCTAGGTTTATTTCTACGGGGTTATTTCCTTGATTGTCAAAAAATGAAGCTGTAGCACTCCATCCAGCCACACTATCAATACTTTCTAATGTGAAATTTATCTCAGGAATGCTATCACCCCTTGTTATACTTTCTAATTTATCCATTACTTTCCTTTTATAATTGTTAATGAAGCACTTGTATTTATAGATTTTAAGTTAGTATTGGTGCTTATACCTTTTAAGCTTGTACTTAATGAGTAATTTTCGTTTGTTGGTATTTTTCTAACTTCAAAAGTAATATTATGTAAATGCTCTTTAGCTGTTACATTACTAACATTACTTAATGATGATAATTTCTCTGCATAAGTCATTATTCTATTACCTTATCCCATACTGCTGTAGCTACTACATCTGCATCAACTGTAGCACTTTCCTTCCAGTTGTCTTTATTCGTGTAACTATCTAGCCAGTTGTGTATTTCAAGTTCTGTATTTTTGTCTTTAAAATCAGCTTCATTAAATGCACTTCTAGCATCTGCAGGTGTTATATCGTTTAAATTACTTATAGCAGTTAATACGGGTGTTAAATCAGTTGTACTATCTGTTGGTATAGTTGCTTTAAAGTCATTTATACTGCTTACAGCAACCCCATTAACCTCAACAACATTCCCATCACCTAAAGATACGCCTTGTACCTTGCCTGTATTGGTATATCCTACAGCTAAGACAGTCTTAGCTGGTTGTCCATCATTAGCTAATAATGCTTGTCCTAAGCCTTGTGCAGAACCTTTAGCTACAGATAGTGTAGTTTCTAAGGAAACAGGTTTTTTTATCTCATTAAATATCATTTTGTTCCTTTAAGGCTTAATAATGCCCTTAAAAAAGGACACTATAAACTTTATCCTGCTGGTGTATCTTTTATTTCTTCAACACCTTTTATTTCTTCAACACCTTTTATTTCTTCAACACCTTTTGCTTTTCGAATAGCCTCTGGTGTATCTTTTATTTCTTCAACACCTTTTGCTTTTCGAATAGCCTCTAGTTCAACTTTTTTTGTTGTTGCGTAGAAGCCCTTCTTAAACTTGATAACAGTCCTAGTATTAGGTACTGCTATCTGCTTGTCCAATTTCGTAGATTTAAACTTAGCCATGACTAGCCAATATTATATAATCTATGGAAATGTGTTTCCGCTTGTTTAATCTCAAATGAGAAGTCACCGATAATTCTAACTTTAACACCATCTTGACCTTGGGCTGTAGCATCTTTAGTCTGCCAATTACCGTCTTGCTCTCCATTACCTGCCCCCATAGGGATAATTTCAATCATGCTTGAATCATACATAATTAATTCATCATCATTTAGGTTTGTATCAATAACAATTTGGTTTACATTTCCAACTAATGGTAAGTCTGAAACAATTCTTGAAACTGCACCTTTATCATCTTGTGACTCTGATAATCTTTGAGATTGGAAATTAGCTCTCATTAAAGCAGTCAGTTTTCTTCCAAGTCTAGTGTTTACTGCAATAGTATCTGAAGTTCCACCTGCTAATAAAATAGCCTCTGATAAATCATCAAGTTTAGTTTCTGTTAAAACTGCACCTGAGTTATCAACATTTAAAGCACCAGTTTGATCTAAGTAATATTTTACACCACCAACAAAAGTTACTGAATCTGAACCTACAGTAGCAGTTGCTTTTCTACCTTTAATTAATGCTCTATTCATTTGAATCATTAATTGCTTCATTCTTTCACTAATTTGAGTAGTGATTGAGTTCATGTTCCCATGCTGTGCTGTTGCCATCATTCTTCTAGAGAAGTTTAACTGTGTATCGAATGTTTGGAATAAGTTATCTTTTGGTGTTGGTTCAACAATCCCATCATCTTCTCCTAGTGAGTTTTCGCCTCTACCAACTGAATCAATTGTAACAACTGCATCATCTACTATTGCAACTGCTGTTGTTCCACCAAATCCTCTTGTAACTGTAAGTGAATTAGTTGATACTGCTGTAACTAGCATAACCTCATCTGAATCTTTAACCGATATTTGCATACCTGCTCTAAACTTAGAACCATCATCTACAACTAAAGTTGTTACGTTGTTAGCAATAGCACCATTTACAGTATCTCCACCTGCTGAAATTTGCATATCCATCCAAGATAATTTAGAGCCCGACTCTGGAATTCTACTTGCACCCATTTTAATAGTACCAATAACACCTGGTATGTTTGTTCTTGCTATCTCAAAAGCTTCATTCATTACATCCGCGTTTAGGGATGCCAATAGTTCATTTGAATTCATTTATATTTTCCTTATTTTTGTATTGAAGCACTTAAAAAACCGTTTAAGTCGCCTTTTTGTTTTGCATCTTGTGCAACTTGATTAACTGGTGGTGTTTGCGGTTGTTGGTTTCCCTGAGTTCCTGCACCACTTTCCGTTGTTGGCTTTGCTAAATATGGTCTGCTTGATATCAAATCATTAATCCCATCTTGAATAGTATATGCTTGACCGTTACTATTAAATTTAGTAGTACCATCTTCATTTTTAAATACTGGATTGTTATTGTCATCATAGCTTAACTGTGATTTAACAATATTCATTGCATCTGCTCTAGCTGTTTTATCATCAATTATATTAGATGAATTAACTAAATCAGATAAAGTTGATCCTAGCTTTAAATCTCTAATCTGCGAAATGTATTCACTCTCTTTAGACTTATGGTCATTTGATATGCTTTCCATTTGAGATTTATAGTTTTCAATTTCTGCTAAAAGTTTTTCATCTCCTTTAGTGCCTTTATTGTTTGCTATTTCTCTTAAGCTCTCACCGCTAATTTCTGTAATACCTAATTCATTTTTAATAAGTGTCTTGACCTTATCTCTGCTCTCAATTGCATCTTGAGCTTTGTTTTTAAATGTATTAGATTCATTTTCTAAGTCATTGACTTCAGTAGTTAATGTATCCACATTTTGAGCTTTTTCGTCTAAGCCTTTAATATAGGCAACATGATTATCGTCCGATAATTCTTTAATAATATCTTCTAACATTTTAAATACTCCAATTTAAATTTACTTATTATATCATATTTTGGGTAAGTTGGTAACACTTAGATTAGTTTTTTATTAAAAAGTTTAATATTATTGATGTTTTTAGGTTTAAAAAAAAGAAAGTAGATACTTATTGGCTTAAGTTTCTACTTATAGTTGAAACTATAATTAATTGCTAATCATAGTACTAATACAATGATATTATATCATATTTTGGGTAGGTTAGTAACAGTTAGAATGGTTTTTTATTAAAAAGTTTAATATTATTGATGTTTTTTGTGGGTTTTGGTATAGTTGAGTAATTTAATTTAAAGGATTAGAAATATGAATACAGAAAATATGGTAAAAGAATTAAGCGAGCAAATGGTAAAAAGTGCTACAAAAGCAATTATTAAACATTTGGATGAGGGGGTTTCTATACCTTATCAGAGTAAATTTCAAGTTCCAAACGATTTTTTTGCTAGTGTGTGGGAAAAAGTAGACAAAGAAAAAGTAAAGCACCATATGGCTGAAAATTTAGAAAAAGACCTTGCAGATAAAGTATCTAATAAATTAGCTCAAGAATTATCAACGGATATTAAGCAGTTATTATCGGACAAAGAAAAAAGAGAAGATATTCGAGCCTATGCAAGAAATTTGTTAAAAAAATGGGAAGGGTAATTTAAGAATAAAACAGCTTATTTAGCTATTTTATTAATATTGCTTTCAAAAGTACTAAGATTAATTTCTCTTGCATTTGATACATCAGGGAGTGAGTTTATTTTATATGCACCTCTTTTGTAAAGGTCATATCTTTTTTTACCTAGAAACATTTTCTGATTATCATCTGATAAAGTTTTAAACCAATCAGGATATTTAATATCACTTGGTACTGCTCCAAATGCTGAGCTTCTTAAGCCTTTATAATCTTCGCCTTTAATTAGTTGTTGTAATTGACTCCTGCACGAAATATGAATGGGAGGTCTTAAATAAGGTGGTATTTCTTCTAATGCTAGATAATACTTTCTTCCATCTAATTCCTTGCAAGTTCTACTTGTGTTTTGATCTAATACAGATAAATGCTCATAATATACATCAAGACCTGCTTTTTCTATTTCTTTATAAGAATCATATATTACTTTGCTTCTACTATCTGCTAAAACTGTAAACACATTCTTTTTAAGTGTCTTGGCTGATATTTTACTTGCAACTCTAATATCTTGTACTATTTGTTGTACTGTCTTTCTTTGTGCTTCACTTCCTGCAATAATCTTTTTTAAATCATGAGCTTGTTTTTCTTGTAGCTGAAATAAGTCTTTAAACTCATACCTGGACACTTTATTCTTTTTAATATCGTAATTACCTTGGATTTCTCTTGTGCTTGATATTAAATCTTTTATTACACTTGTGTTGATTGTTTTTTCCATACCTATTAAGCTCATAGCACCTGCATAAGTAACTGTTGCAATTTGTGTGCTTTCATCTGCTATTGTTTGAAATAATCCACCATATGACTTAGCTATCTCTATTTCAATAAGCTTTTTTATTTCTCTTTTCTTTGACTTTGTCCATTGACCGTTAGTTTTTAATATAGCTAATTCAATTTGAACTAATGCAAGTTTTAAAGCTGAGATATAATCTGAGTAGCCTTGTGACTTGTATTGGTCTAATAGTGTTGATGACGCTAGATTATAATCATTTAGAGTCATTATTCTTCTTTTCTTTTTTTAAGAATTCATCTTCATATTTCCATAGGTCATTCGCACTCATATAAATGTCTACATGATCAGCTTTTTGATGCTCACGGTTTAACTCTATATCTCTTCCCGTTGACTTTCCTACTTCTAGTGTCTTATTCTTTTTAAATTTGCCTTCTTTATGCATTATTCTAAATCACTCCCTAAAGATGAATTACTTAAGTTAGTTTTCTCAACTTCTCTTTCATCTGATGATAATACTTTTAAAATCTCCCCATCTTCTAATGCTGATATAATTCTATCCCAAGATATAATCTCATTAAGATATAATTCCTGCAGCATTCTAGCCTGTTCATGCGATAACTTATTAGTAGAAAAGTCTTTATTAACTATTACTTTATCATCTTCACTTAGATTTAAATCGGTTTTTAACAGGTTAAAGTCTTGGAGAATGCCATTTGCGAACTCTTCTATCTGAATAGCTCTATCGCTTAGCTTGGCTTCATCTACCGTAGCATCTTTTGAAACCTCGTATGCTGTTTTATTCCCAGTTGATTCTGTAGCGAATTTAATCGAATCTAATTCTATCTTTTTAGTAATTTCATTTAGTTCTTCTTGTGCTATTTTGTAGTTATTTCCCGAAACTTCTCTAATTTGGAAGTCCTCAGTTGTTTTATTACCAAATACAAAACCATTATTTAAGCCTACAACTACTTTGCTCTCTGAATCAGGAGGTGTATCTCTCCATAAAAGTGGTACAGCAACTAAAGATTGTCTTAAGTATGATTGTTTTTCGCTTTCCCTATTTAATGCGATAATAGTATCTTTAGCCATATCATAGAACATAGGTATTTTTTGGCTACCTAGTTGTTTAATAGTGATTTGTTTTACTGATTTGTCAAAAGTGTCATATAGTTCATTATCTCTATATATTTGAACAGTACCAGTATCAAATAATACTTTAATTTGTTGTTTGACTTTAAACCCAAAAGTAGTACCGTCATTTTCTTCATAGCTTTCTAAATATGCAATAACTGTAAAATTACCAAATGAGTCTTTTCTCCAGTAAATTACATCATTTCGCTTAATCATAGTAGCATATGGTCTTATATTGTTTTTCTTTTCATCAGCTATTGATTTAATTTCTTCATTTGCTATTGGTGTATCTGTAATTGCAAATACATAACCGTCTTTGTCTGCTGATACTGCACACTCTTTTAGAAACTCATTTAAGCTAGTGCCTTTGATATCTATATTTTTAACTAATTCTTCTAGTTGAGTATTTTTAGTTTCAATAGTGATTGGTTTTCTAAAGATGATATTTTTTCTAGTTTCAATAGCTCTTTTAACATAGTTGTTTAATGTAGCTCTTTTCTTTCTAGTATTAAATACTTCATCTTCTTCACGACCGTATTTATCTAAATAAACTACAGATGAGTCTGAACCATTGTAAATATTGTTTACTGCTTGTATTTGTTCTTGATGAGCTATATATTCATCTATAGGCTGAGGGTATGTCATTTTATAATGTTCTCCATCTTAAGTTAATTGTTGCTGTAGTTGCTCCACCGATTGCGGTAGCTGTGATAGTTATAATATCGTTTGGACTTGCTTCTATTTGGATATCTCCATCATGTAGATTTATTCTTTCTTTTTCATCTTTGGCTAAGATGTTGCTATCTACTTGTTCTTCTATTTTGGTTATTCCTGAAACTGTGTTAGATGTTAAATTTAGTGTTCCATCTGTTGCGATATGTCCTATTTTATTAATACACCATTGATTAAAAGTAGCACCAGTTATGCCATTCTTGTATATTGCTATATCCATTGATTTATTTCCTAAGTCATGGAGAGTTAGTGTACTTAAAACTATTGTTCTGTTGGCGCTTTGATTTTTTAGTGATACTAATATCGTTTCGGTTGTTGATATTGAGATACTTTTTCTAACCAATAGTGATGCTTCATCAGTTGTGACACCTCGTGCTTTGGTTATCATGGGCACAATGTTATCACTTCCTAAAAGGAGTTTAGCATTTCTTAATCTATTATATATATCTTTCCAAACATTAAAACTACTCATAAATTTACTTTTTCCTTTATTATAGCATATTTTGGGTAAGTTCGTAACATTAGATTAAATTATTTAGTATTTTTTGGGCTTTTCTTTGGTTTAAGGTTGAGGTTTTAGTATAATTAAATAAAAAGGGTTTATGCCATTTAAAATAAAGAATAATTGCATCTACTTTCGTAATTACGACATGACCGATTATATGAACATCAAAGAAGTAAATGTAAACATAGAAACAAATGAAGCTTTTGTTGTTGCTGAGTTTAAAGCTGATATTGATTTTAAAACAAGTGGTTTCTTAGCTTGTATGGTGAAGGATATGAGTGAAGAAAATTTAATTGATTTAATTGAACATTGCAGCGATGCTTTAAAGGGTAAATAATGAAAATAACATTAGAGGAATTCAAGCATATAATTACTAAAGAGCTTTTAGAGCACAAGCCTAATAATTTAAAAGAGCAAAACATGGTGTTAGAAATAGCTTATCACAAAATAATTACTTTAGACTACGATAAAATCATGATGGATAATTTATCTCTAAATGAAGAGATAAATGAATTGCAATCGCTCTTAGTGACTAAAGGCTAGTTAAAAGGGTTTACACCTTCTTTAACTATTGACCTGTCTATCCTAAATCTTCTATGTATAAAATATCCTATTGCATCATTACTATCATCTACAGTATTAGCTCTATCAAATTTCTCAGGAACTCCGTTTTTATCATAGGCTTGTTGTTCGAATCCTTGTGCTGAATCAGGACACTTATCAGTATTAACAAAATACTCATCTTTGTAAAACTTATTATTGACTGTATTAACTCTATCTTTAACCATTGGGTTTTCTAATGGTGCATCTATTGTATATCCTGCATCTTTTAAAAGTCTTATATCCGTTTTGCTTGAATTGGTTTTATTGCTATCTCCTGAAGCATCAGGGTATATAATTATCTTATGTTTTGAATATCTATCTTGTAAATGTAATATTATATTTTGTGTATCATGTACTGAATACTCATCAACTAATTTTGGTATTCCATTGTCTATTACATGAACACGACCACAACAACCACCAACATTAAAATCTTGACCAATATGAAGAACATCATTAGGTAATATTTCCCTATCTGTATGATGCTTATTTCTGTCGAAGTAATTATATACTACTCCACTTGTTAGATTTACAAACTCACCCATCAGGTAAGCTTTTAATAAATTTGGTGGGTACTGTTGTTCTAAACCTTGTATATATGTAGCAGGTAAATGTTTATTATCATAAGTTGAAGCCCTTACTAATAAATCAGTTTCTTTGTTGAACTCTTTTACATATCTTTGATAGAACCATTTGAAGCCCTCAGGAGTTGAAGCTACATCAATTTGATTAATAGTACCATTAGGACATTTTTGCCTATTCCTTGCCATTATCTTGTTATATGCTATTGACATTTTATCAAGGTTTAGAATATCACACTCATCTATGATTGAATAAAATACTTCATATCCAACGATTGTTTCGGGATTATCCATTGATCTAAATATGATTTTACCAAAGTTATCGATATGAATTTCTTTATCTGATTTATTAAGCTTATAAGTATACCCCATATCACTAAGCATAGTAGGGAATTTATCAAAAGCAATATCTCTAATTAGTCCATAAGTAGGTAAATAATAAGCTACTGTAAGCTCAGGGTGTTTAATTTTCTTTATGATTGTTTTAAGTGTAGCTACATAAGATTTGCCACTACCAAGTCCTCCACAAAAACCAGTATTTATCGCAGTTGATTTTAAAAAATTCATCTGTTTTTGATTTAAACTAATTTTCATTTGGGAGACCTCCTTGTGTTGAAATATAACTCCATTCTCTACTCCACTACTATTTCAATTTGTGTATTATTCTGCTGCATATTAGCATTATTAAACTCAACTTTATTACTTACGCTTGGATTAGACATTGATTCAATATCTTTTAAGCTACTAACTCCCGACTTAATGTCTTGTGCTGTCTTAAACATAGTCTTCGACCTTACACCACTTAATATTAATCCTTGAAATGCTTTTGCTAACTTTCTATTGTTGCCTATTATTTCATTGTCTTCTATTATTGTATTAATTTTATCATAAAACATTTCTTCTACATCTTGATGTTTAATACCGTTTTCGACCGTTTTTTTAATAGTGGTCTTAAACTCGTTTATATCGTTGTTTATAAGGTCTTTTACTATCCATTTTTTAAGCTTTGCTCGTTCATTTATTTTTTTAACTTCAAGATTGAATTTATTAGAAATATCTTTAACATCTAGTCCGCCTTCATAAGCTTCTTTTATTGCTTCCCAGTTGTATTTACTTGGTCTTGGCATCTATCTTCCCTTATTGCAAAATAGCTTTTCGATAACTTCATTATTAGCCCTTCCACTTAATAAACCTCTATGCTTATACTGTTTAACCAATTTCATATCATAGGTATTATTATATTCACTCAAGTATATTTTATACGGGCTGTTATCTATGAAATATTTTAGCTTATTAAAATCAATAACCTTATTATAACCTGCAGTATTTTTGTACGGTGGGTCAAGATAAAGTATAGTTTCCTCTATTGGGGTGTTTATTTCTACTTGCTCATAAGATAAATTAGTAATTGAAAGTTGTTCAATCCTTGAAAGTTGTTCAAGTTGTGTTAATTGTTGCAACTGTTCTAATCTCTCTAACTGTTGTAATCTCTCTAACTGTTGTATGTCGGATCTATTGTTTTTACTCTTTATAATTCTCGCTATTATTGTTCTTCTTGTTTCAATGTCTTTTTCTTTTAAGGTATTATGTATAGTATTACAATTAAAATCGAACCCGAACTTTTTTTTGAATTTTTCTATATACTCGATTCTATTATCTACCACTATCCTGTGAAGTATTTTTTTATCTGATTCTAAGTCTTTCCCAAATAAATATGTATTTTGGTTATTCCCAAAACTCCAAACTGTTTTTAATAATCCACCATACCAATCAGTTCTATTTTTATTTTTGTGGAATTCATCTCTACTTACCCATTTGTACATATCATCTGTTATTCCATTTCCAACAATATATTTTAATAGATTAGCTATTGCAGGATTATATTCGTTATAGTGACATTCTTTAAATTGTTTTACTTGTAAAGCCATCATTGAAACACTACCACCTCCACCAAATAAATCATAAAAATATTTTGCCTTTGGATTCTCTTTTATTATGTGAGTTAGTATCTTGGGTGCTAACTTTCTTTTACTGCCCATATAAGGCATTCCTAACCCTGTTATTGACATATGTATCCCCTACTTAGTAATTCTTCTTTTAACTGTTGCTTATCTGTGTCATTCGCACACTCTACGCTTAGTTTTATTTTGTCTGTATCTTCTTTTATATCATCTTCAAAAAAATCATCATCAATTTCTTCATCTTCTAAATCAAAATTAAACTCCATCAAATCACTATAATTAAAATTTAGATCATCTAGCACTTGTAATTCTAGATTAACAAAATCCTCATTCCAATCTGATTCATTTAGTTTGTTATCTGCGAGTCTATAAGCTTTTATTTCTGCACTAGACAAATCATTGGCTATTAAGCATGGCACTTCTTGCAAGTTTAATTTTTTAGCACCTTCAAATCTTCCATGTCCTACAATTATTTCATTGTTTATATCTATTACTATAGGCTGTTTAAAGCCAAACTGATTTAAGCTATTCGCTATTTTTTCTATTTGCTCCTGTGGATGCTCTTTTTGATTCATAGCATACGGCATCAAATCATCTATTTTCTTATATATTATTTCCACTAATAAACCCCTTTACTTAAATAAACTATCACACTAAATAACATTACTAAATATAAACCTTTTTCTAATATGCTTAATACTGTCATTGCTTCACTGTTGTTTCACTGGAAACTTAAATTTAGATAAAATTAAGCGTAAGACAACCCATAATAGGCTTCTGCAGATTGTTAATTTGTTTGGCTATGTGCTATAGTACCAAAATTTTATTTACTTGCTTTCTTCTCTAGTTTTTTATCTAAAGACACCATTATTTCTTGATATAAATATTGCAATGTATAACTTCTCAATTCATCGCAATTAAAGCCGAAATGGTTAAACCACTCTGTTACTACATGATTTAACTCATGAACAACTAAACCTTTAAGCTCATAAATATCTTTTATCTTCTTTACACATATAACTAACCTAAATGCACCAGTATTATTATTTGTAACTACCTGAGTGTGCCCACTTGCTGTTATTTCTGATTCTAAGCCAAACTGTTCTTCCATATATTTTCTATATGCTTTAGAACCATAGCAAAATGCTAATCGTGTTCCAGTTACCTGCAAGTCTATTTCTTTTACATTATTAACATTAGTCATTTTTACTTGCTTCTTTCATAGCTTTCTTAGTTCTTACAGCTATTTTATAATAACTACTATCCTCAGGACACTCTATAATCATTTTATCAAGATAATACCCAACCATCCTTATGCTTGTAATCATTTGTGATCTAATATTATGTTTAGATGCTTTTTGAAGTCTTGTGTTTTCATCTTTTACTTTGTTAGACCAGTAATTACACATATCCCCATCAATTAAATCAGCTTTTGCGTATAATGCTAATAATCCTATTAATATAATCTTTTTCATTTGTTGTCCCTTTCAACTCTTTTAATTGCTCTGTATGCAATAAGTGAACCTATTGAACCGATTATTATAAAAACCATTGTTACTATTTTAAGTATTTCTAACATTTTCTAATCCTTCTTGATATCTTTGTTCTAGTCAATCTACTTTTAAAAAAGTGCTTCAGATAACTTCTTGTCACTCTTTTACCTTTTCTATTCTTTTTAATTTGCAGATACTTGCCTTTTCTTATAAGAGAATTCATATTTATTTCAATTTTTAACTGTGCCATTCTAATCCTTTTTTTAACTTACTCCTACCCCCTGTAGTGTTTAAGGTGTAGGATAAATCAAAGTTAAACTAGATGGGTGGGTTAGTAAATCGGACTTACAAGTCAAGCTATGCCGATTAATTAACCTTCGTACTCGTTTATGATATTATCTAGCTCTTCTTCTGTTTCAACTGGATTTAACTGTGCTTCAATAAATGGGAAAATAGCTTTTGATATTTCATCTGCTGGTAAACCGTTTTCTAATCTTAGCTCAATTCCACTTACCGGGATAACTACAACTTCTTTTTTTTCTTCTAAAATTAAATGCATTAATTTACTTCCTCTATTAAATCGTTTTTCCCTAAAAACATTGCACGAAAACCCGACAAATCAATTTCTTTATCTATTGGTTTAGGCTCTAAACTTGCTTTTAGTTCCATATTCTCTAACCTTAAATCATCGTTTTCAGCTTGTAGCTTCTTATTATCTGATTCTAAATGATTAAATACTTTTTTCATAAAATCTACATCTTCTTGACTAAATGTAATATTATTCATTGCTTCCCTTTTGCTTTTCAAAAAACTCTTTAAATGCTAGATATCTATTTCTAATACCTTCATCTTTAGAATTTCTATAACTACTAATACTTACAGAAGATGTGTTAAAGAGTTCCGCAAGATTTTTATTAGTTGGTTTTACAGTTTTGTTTTTTTCAATCTTCTGCTCCTATAGTTTATTTTTTCACATACACTATTATATCAAAATATTTAATCTTTTTACTTAAATTGTTAAATTATTTAATAGATTTACCCATTTATCAAAAACGGTAGTTTTAACTCTTGAACAAGTCACATCTTTTTTAAATTCAATATAATTATCATACTCATAAGGCATCCACTCATTAAAAGCTTTTAGTATTGCTTGGTTTCTATTTTCTGCTTCAAACTCCCCATCTAAATACCAAAATTCTAATACATGATTTTTAGCTTTAACATGAAAGTGCGTTTTACTTTTTACTTGCTTGAACTGCTCTATAATCTCATTTTTAAAATAAGCATCAAAACTATTTCTATTTCCTTCTAAACGAATATCTAAAGTTGTAATACCTAAAGCCTTTCTAACTTGTCCCGTATTTGGCAAAACATAAAATTCATTAAGCCCTCCATACTTTTCTACTTTCTCCCCATAAATAGGTAGTCTAACTTTTTGTTTATATTTTTCCACAACTTCTTTAGGCACAACAGGGTCGTCTTTACTTGTTTCATTTTCTTCGTATGTCCCTATGCTCTCAATAGCTCTTGAATATCCTAATGAATTTTCTCCCCAAAATAAGAAACAATTATCATTCCAACCCATATGTCTTAAGCATATTCTATAATATTCTTTTTCCATTTCTAATCCTTTTTCTTAATAAACTATACCAAAATATTTAATGTTTTTACTTAAAATGTTAAATTATTTAATAGATTTTTTGGCAATTTCAAATTCATATACAAATACATAAGGGTTGTCTTCCCATTTGTAGCCTTGTTTTGCTGTTTTGTTCCAAAGGTTATACCAAGATTCTTCAACATCATCTATATGACTCCGAGTACCAATCTCTCCATCACATAAAATTCCTTCTTTTATCTTGTCTTCATATGTTATATCTCTTAATCTCTCAACTCTTACATTATTAACTTTTAAGAAGATACGAGAGTATTCTTTTGGCATATGGATAGATGGTTTCCAAGTTGGTCTATCTTCTCTATCTTCTGCATCCAAATTGTTAAAATAAGTATTGTCAACATGGTCTGCTTTGTAAATAATTACTCCATTGTCACCATTAAATATTCCATAATCATCTTCATGTGGAGTGTCGTATCCTGATTCTATATAGCCTTCTAAAAATGTTTCTTTCACATAAATGATATCATTGACTTGATATTTTGAATGCTTTATCATTTCTTTTTTAAGCTCAGGATGATTCTCCTTATCCATATCACAATAATTTTTAGATACTTCAATACAGTTTTCATTCATTATGTCATAGATATACTCTCCAAATTTAATTGCTTTTCTAAATTGTGACCTTCTACCATCTAAAATGGCTTCAACCATTTCTGTATTAAATACTATTGGCTTCACTTTAAATCCTTTAATCTTTTTCTTAATAAACTATAACAAAATAACCTCCATTTGTGATAACTTTTTGCTAAAATAAATAAAGAATTAACAAACTGTTACAAGGGGTGACAAAATGAACTATTTAAAAGAAGATTTTAAAAACAAACCAAGATTTATACATAAGCCCGAACTGATATTTGAATATGAAAGAGATGGATTTAAATACTATTCTTTAGCGGATGATTTAATATACTGGACTGGTAAAAAACAAATAGTGATTAAAAAAGTAGATAAATCAGGTGTATTTATTACTAACTTATCATCTATCCCGAAGGTACTGCATTGGATAATAAAACCTGATAACAAAAAATTGATATATCCTTCAATTCTACATGATGGACTTTATAGTAAGCATAGTATAATAAAAAGAATTGTCGGAGATTGGCTATATTTAGGTGCTTTAAAAGTTGAGGGATTTAATGCGTTAGGAAGATGGGTAGTTTTTCTAAGTGTTAGATTATTTGGTAAAGATTACTATAGGAGTAATTAAACTCCTATTCAAAGACTTCTAGATGTTCCAGTCTGTCCCAAACAATTCTTTTAATCTTTCACTTAATCTTAGTTTTGACATTTCTTAAACCCTTTATCAGTTTCTAGTATTTCCATACTACTTTCACTTACTAAGTAGTAGTAACCATTTCTACACTCCTGTGTATAACCGTTAATTGAACTCTTAGAACATCCGGTTAAAAAAAAGAATATCCCTAACGCTATAACAATTAAAACTAAACCAAATTTTATATCTTGCTCATAATTTTCCATTTTAATACCTCACTTTATCTATAAAACTTTTAACTAAATCCCATTCTTTAGCTATTGTGTATCCTGCTTTTTCTACATTAGCACCAATTTGTTTGTATAAAATATCCATTTTGCAGAAACTGTCTAAAACTGTATTTCTTTTGGCTTTTCTCTTTCTCCCAGTTAATCCATAGTCTAAAAAGCAAATAGCCATTAGTTCTAAATTAACTACATGAGAAGTTGATCCAATTTCACTTACAAACAATTTACTTAACTGCTTTACTTTATACTCAACTGTTTTTGCATCTTCAATAGATAACCTATGAAGTATATCTATCTTTTTGCTATATAAATATTCATAAGCTTCATTAATCTTTTTTAATTGTTTTCTGTCTTTGTTTGGATGCAAAGCGTTTACACCATCTGAAACATTGTATTCATCTTTAATGCTTAGCCTTAGTGTAGTTTCTCCAAATGAAATACAGATTAAGTCTATGATAAACTCTTTTCTTGCTTTTACACTAGAGTGTATTATTTTTGGCATCTTGAATATTGGTATACTCATTCGTTTTACTTTATACTCAAAATTTCCTAAGTATTGCTTTTTAAATTCAACTGTATTATATTTGACTCTTTTAAGAGGTCTTAGTGTATGCCAAACTAACCATACACTTTTCTTTTTCAATCTATCCATAGTCTTAATATCATTTTTATAAAAAGCTTTCAGGAATTGTTTTTTAAGTTTTCCATTACTTGCCATTTTATAGCTCCTTGGCTAATTTATGAATGATATTAATTAAATCTTCCATTTCTTTATTCCTACCTAAATGAATCCCGCAAGAATCAGGATTGTTTAAATTGTGACCATTAATTCTAATATGCTCGTGATATGCTTTTTCTGTAAGAAAAAAATTAACACCATATTCTTTTATTTCTTTTTCAGTAACTATATTTTGAATATTCGCTTCTATTTTACCTTCTGCATAACTATTTCTTAAGTCATCAAAACTATTCATTTCAAATATTTCTTCTAATTCATCTTTAATATTGCAATCACTAAAAGACTGCTCACCATATTCATAATATTCTTTTAAGTCCGTTATAAAATCATCCCACTCACAATATTCTGTTTCATCCCAATAACACGCCAGCTCACCCCCATAGCCATCAGGAACTAATCTGGTCACATCTTCTCTAATCACTAGAGCATAAGGTTGAGCTGTACATCTAGTGTCTTGTGTTTTCATTTCATGAGATAAGTTTTTAATAAACTCTATTTCCTTTTTTTCTAATATATCTTTCATCTTTAAACTTTCCTTGTTTTGATGTTTTAGTGCGTTGTGTATATTAAGGTCTAACATAAGTAACCCCTCAATTGTGAATACTGTTCAAATGTAAGCGAAGTTTTAAACCAGCCCTCACTTACATAAGTTATCATTAATTCTCTTTGCTTACTCATCGTATCCCCATTCTCTTAAAAAGTCTTGTAGCGACTGTATATTGTCTTTACTGGCGAACATTATTTGTATTAAGTCTAAAATATCATCTTTGCTAATTTTGTCGTCTTTCTTTATTATTTCTAATAATTCGTTTATTTCTTCCATAATTAACCCCTAACTGCTTTTAGTTCTTCATCATCTAAACCTAACAACTTCTGACCTCTTGCAAGATTTGGGCTTTTTACATTCCATTTTCTGTAATATTCTAAATCTCTTGCTAATTGTTCTCGTAAGTTTTTAACCATTTCTTCAAACATTCTAATCCTTTGTTTTTATATATTCAATTATTGCATTTATTTTTGGCTTTGTAAAGATTTTTGTTAAATTATTTAATCTTTTTAACTGGGTGTAACTTTTTGTAATGCTCTTTTAAAGCTTTGTAAACTCTTGGTCTTTCTGTTTTCCAGTTGTGGATTGTTTTTTCTGCTACCTCAAAGAATTGAGATAGATTTTTATTTGTTGGTTTCATTCTCTATCCTTTAAAAATTCTAAAATTCTTGTACACTCATCTTTAAAATACTTTTTATCTTCTTTTGTGCTTAACTCTTCCATTACTACTTCAAATATTTCTTTTTTAAATGCTTCATTATCTGTAAGCCTATTTATATATTCTGGAATATAAGTATCTCTTAACCCCTCTAACTCGTATTTCGTTCTGTTGATTTCTATTATTGTTTTATTTCTCATCTCTAATCCTTTGTTTGTTTGTATATTCAATTATTGCATTTATTTTTGGCTTCGCAAAGATTTATTTTTAAATTAATATGCTTTTCAAAGTCTTTTTGAAAAGAGTTGATATTGTCATCAACATAATCTTTTTGATATTCCAATAAAATACTTTCATTTTGTATTGTTTCTTTCAATTTGTTAATACTCATTATATTTTCTCCATAAACATTTCGTAACTTTCTGTAAAATCTTTCAACTCTACAAACCAATTCCCTAAACCATTATTAAAAGGTTTTCTTTTGCATTTCCACTTAGTCCCATCTTTGTCAATAGCTATATAATTTTCGTTTTCTAATTCTTTAAGGTGCATTTAGCACCCCTTTACTAGAAGAGTTACTTCTAGATTCTCTTTAGAATCATTACTAAATAAGAAATCTTCTAAGCTTAATAAAGTTTCAAAATAATCATCAAACATTTCTTTTCCATACTCTGTTCGTGATTTAACTCCGTAAACATCTCCATTAAAATTAAAACTTGCTTCCATCTTATCCCCTTTGTTTGTTTGTATAAGAATTATAGTATACTTAGTTTTAAAGATAGCTTAATTTAGTGTAGGATTTGCATTTATTTGTAGAATTTATTAAATAGTTTAACACTTAGAGAAATTAATCTCTAAATATTTATAGCTTGGATAAAGGTGCTATCTAACCTTGATTAAAAGGTATTTCGTCCTCATCAATGTCAATCTGAGGAATTTGACTTGGATTATAATTCCCTTGGTTTTGTCCGTTATGCTCGTATTGCACTGGTGGGTTTTGATTGTATTGCTGTTGGCTTTGTTGTGGCTGTTGATTGTTATCTCTTGACCCTACAAATTCAAATGATTCAATAGTCATGCTTACTTTTGACCTTTTTTGTCCTTGTTGATCTTCCCATTGTTGGGTTTCTAATTTTCCACATAAGAATAATTGACTTCCTTTAGCTCCTGAGTATTGATTAATTATCTCAGCTGGTTTTGAAAATGCAACTGCATCTAAAAATAACTGAGTTTCTTTGTCTTTGAATTTTTCACTACACGCTAAACCTAATTTTAAAATCGCACTCCCGTTGTTTGAATAACGCAACTCTGCATCCCTTGTAAGTCTAAATAGTCCTTGTACTTTTGCTAACATTTTATTTCTCCTCTTCTTTTATAAAACACCCATCTTCTGATAAGTAGCCTTTTCTTATCTTCACCCCATTGTAAAGTAAGTTTTTCTAATTCTTCATTTGTGTACATTTTTTCCCTTTTATTTATAGTAATTAATTAAATATTGCCATTCTGCTTCGATTACATCTAAAGTAATGGCATTATCACTAGCTAACTTGAAGATCCATTCCAAGTGGCTTAAAAGCTCTTTATTATCCACATCTTTAGTTGATGTTTTCTTATCTTCTTTTTCATTTACTGAGTAATTAACATTTAGTATTTTTAGCAACTGTTTTAAATCTTCTAAGTCGTTAAAATCTTCATGCTTAGTCAAAGAAAAAGCTCCGTTGCTTCTAGTATCCATTAAATCTCTGAATACTAGTTTATTGCTTTTTCTTAGCAAGTCGTTTAATACTGAATGGTAAAAACGCGAAAATCTAACGTTTATCTGCATCTATCTAACTACTAAACTTACTTTTTCTTCAATAATTGCACCAAAAAAAGACTCTCCATTTTTATTTGCTAATTGTATAGCTTCTTTGATTTTTGTTTTATTTGGAACTTTCTTGAAATCGCAATATTTATCAGGAATGTCATTATCATTAATTATCACAACACTTTTACTTTTTCTCTTGCTAAATTTAAAAATACCTAAGTCTAATTTATCCCCGCCAGTTAAAACAAATTGTAAATCTATTAAGCTGTTAATGTTATTAGTGACCTGCTTTTTTAATGACTGTAATCTTTTTATTTCTGCGTCAATAGTATCTGCTTGTCCTTTCTTTTCTCTTCTTAACCTTTCAATATTGATTAATTTTGTATCTCTATCAGCTTTTAAGCTCTCAATATACTCTTTAATATCTTCTTTTGAGTTAACAAACTCTCCCGTTTCTTGATCTACTTCATTTAATAAATCTTCCAATGCTCTGTATTCTTGTTGTATTTCAAATGTATTTAGCATATTTATACCTTTCTTTAATCCCACATTCATTTTTATAATACTTGCTTTCACAGTATTTAACACAAGGCACACCCTTTAAATTGCAAAGGTGTACACTATTTACTTTTTTAGTAATTGATTGTAAATCGTGTTAAGTTCTTGACTTGTAGCGTGTTGCAATGTTTCTATCTTGTACGCTTCACATATCTTAACTGTTGCAATTCCTTTAACATCTGCTAACTCAATAACTTTATCAATAGTTATTTTTTGTGCATTTTGTTGACTTGGTTGTTGCTTCTGTTGAGGTTGTTCCATTGCATCAATTACCTCTCCATCTGTAATACCAAAAGCATTTAAATATAAGTATCTTTTGTAATAAGTATTTAAAGCTCCTAAATATTGAATATGCTGCATACTATCAAACCCATTTTTGTTTTTTGGCGTTTCATAAACTGTAAATGGAATAGTATAAGTTTGTCTTTCTTCTCCTAAAAGTAATGTTAATTCTGCTGATTCTTTACAAATTATAATATGATCATTAACTTTATATTTCAACATTAACTCATTAAGTTTTGGTAAAAAGTCACTTAGTTCAAAATAAGTAAATCCTGCAAAAGTATTTTTACCACTTTGTTTAAGTTTAGCATTTTGCAACTCAACTCTAATATTAATAATTGCTTCATTTAATTTCATTTTGACCCCTCAATAATTCTAATCTGTTCTTCAAAACTTTTACCCTCTAAATCTTTGTAAGTGTACATTTTAATCCTTTGTTTTTAATTACTCAAACTATAACATTTATATCTAACTTTGTAAATAAAATCGTTAAATTATTTAATATTTTCTTGCTTGGTGTTACTGTTGGTTACTTTCCTAAAATATCCACATTCTCTAATATCAGTCAAAGCACTTTTTGTTGGTATTGACTGATATTTTAATCTGCAATATAAATTGCTTTCGTGCTGTATTGATTCTGTACACTCGTTACAGTTTCGTATTATCTTTTGTTTTTGTTTCAAGATTCTAAATCTTTACATTTTTGTTTATATGTTTGTATAATTTCTTTTAAATCTATAACACTATATTTTTTTGTGCTTGTATCTTGTTCTAGGGCTTCAACATTTTCTAAACCAATCTTTTTAATAAGGCTAATTCTATACTCTGCTAAATTTCCACTTTTGTAATTATTACAGATTGAACATTGCTTATGACAATTCAATTCGTTAAATCGTAATTGCTGATTGTTCCCAACTGGCTTATAGTGTCCTGCATGAAATTGGCGACCTTGTATATGTCCACAGCTAATACAAGGTAAATCTTGATCTCTTAGTCTAATAAACTTATTAAACCATTTCTGAGCATCTTCTTTGAGCTTTGATTTATCACTCTGATTAAATGCTTTTTTTGCTTGATTCTGTTGTTTGGTCATTTCTTTACCTGCATACTCAACTGCACATTCAATTTTTCCACAAACCATCTGCCATGAAGTTTTAGGCTCAAACCAAGCTTTGCAAGTTTTGCATTTTCTTTTTCTTAGCTTTGGCTTTTTATTATGCTTTAACTGTTGTTCTTTTGTGTACAATTTTCAATCCTTTTTAACTCTCTTTGTGCAAACCAAATAATCTTATTCAGCTCTCTTTCTTTTGAGCTGTGACTATCGTCATTCATTCTGTAAATAGCTTTTAAGATATTCCCTTGACTAAAATTAAGCTCTTTGTACTCTATTAAGTCTTGTAGCGTTTCGCTATTTTTAGGAATTTGATAATAGTCTGTATCTCCTCCGTTGTTTTTACTCATTTGTTTTTCTTTCAAATTCATTACAGCCAAAATTTTTATCTACTACCTCACTACAAAGTGGACTATCCCCATTGCAACACACACTATTATATTTTTCATAAAATTCACAATTCCCACAAATTCTGCTTTCAAAATCATTATATATTTTATCAATAAGTTCATCAACTGCATTTACTTTGCATATCACCCCCAGTTCACTATGTGCTGTTATAACTAAACTGTTTCCTGCTTCTTCTCTATTCAAAATCAATCTCCTCTGTATGTATCCATGTTATGAAATTCACTTGCAGGGTTTACGCATATTAACTCTCCACTGTAACACCATCTGCATTTTAAACATCTTTCGTTTTGTTCTTGCATTTCTTCAATGTAACTCATTTTACTAATCCTTTTTTATTTTTTCTGTATTCTCTCATATACTCTTTATGATATTCTTTATCAACTTTTCTTGGGTTTTTTGCAATATACTTTTTATATTTAATACTTTCACATTTCTTGCATCTAGTTTCAGTTGCTTTTTTAAACTCAAAAATCTCTTTACAGGTAGAACAAATTTTCTTGCCATCTTTTTTAAGTATCTTATTTTCTAAAACCGTTGCATTTTTAAGTGAAGCTTCTAACAATTGCTTTGGTGTCTTATTTGATACTCTTGCTGATATTTTACAGCATTCTTTGCACCAATTATTATAACCAGTTTTTGTGCTTGACTTTTTCCAAAAGTATTTTATATCTTTATTTTCTTTGCATTTAGAACAGTACACTTAAGATTCCTTAAATACACTATTTTTTATTAACTGTGACTCTGCATCTTGTTTTAGTTCATCCGCTCTTAATTCTACATTGTAAGATTTAATAACAGCATTCGAAGCAGATACTAAATTGTTTACTGTTTCTGTATCTGCGTTACCTTTATCTATAGTGTCAATTTGTTTCATTAGTGCTTTTCTTAGTTTTTCTAAGTCAGTCATTTTATTAATCCTAGTTTGTTTTCTTGTATTGTGTCGATAACCCTGATATCATAACTCATGAATTCACTATATTTATAATACTTTTTCTCATCCAAATCATACACTCTATAACACAATCTCTTTTTATCGAAACATAGATATCCTATTGCGAATACATTAGTATCTTCTTCTATAAACTCAACAATACTACAATCAGGATATATTTCTTTTCCGTATACATCTTGCTTTCCTATTGATTGAAACATATCTAAATCATCACTTACCTCATTTACAAAATCTTTTTCATTTCTATGAAAATAAAGTACCCTCCACATACATTTTGATTCATCTATAAATCTCTCTTCATCATTATCCCATACTATAAACTTATTCATTTCAACAACTCCAAATTAATTTTTGCTTCATCTGAATATATCAACTGATTTAAATAATCGTTAAATATTAGATTTGCTTCGTTTTTATCGCAATAATGAAACTCAAAACTACCTCTTTGAAATTCTGCGATACACCACTCTTCTGTGTCTTTATTTTTTGCTAAAATTATATTATTTGATACTGCGAATATTTCGTGATGTATCAGTTTTCTGTATAGCTCTTGGCTTATTTGTGTTAAGTTTAATTTATCCATTATTTAGTATCCATTGACAAGCTTTAAATATTGCTTCGGGTTCTGTTTCTGCATCTGTTGTCTTTAATAATGCATCAAACAAACTAGAACTACCATATATAGGAGTAAGAATTTCGCATACACAATACACTCCCTCATAAGAACCATTATCATGTATGCAACTTTGCAAACAATGCCCCCTGATTAATGCCCATTCTTTACACTTATGTGCTAGTTCGTGGATATTTATATAGCTCCACTCTATCCCCTCTCTGTATGCTATCATAGAAGAACTCAATCCCCTTTTTAAATTATTCTCAATAACTTTACTATCTGTTACTATTTGCAGGAACTCAATGCCTAAAACCTCGCTAAATAACTCTTTACTAATTATATTTCCCATTCTCTAATCCTTTTCTTTAATAGCACCATAAAAACACAAGTCTATTTCTTTTTCTACTGTCTTAATCATATCATCTATATCACCTGATAGATAACCCCATTCTTTGGTTACTTCATCTGCACAATGTAGCACTTCTTTTAGTTCATTAATGGTCATATTTTCAAAACTTGCCACACCTAAAACTCTATCTAACTTTTCTATCTCTTTAATAAAGTCATAACATTTTGATTCATCTATAAAACTCTCTTCATCATTCATTCTAATCCTTTTCTTTAATTATAGCACCCATAAAAAAACAAGTCTATTTCTTATCGTGTTTTTTGGGGTTTATTTTGTTTGTGTTACTGGTGGTGACTAATTATAAAATTGATGGCATATTTACATTTCCAATATCATTATCAAATTCAACCATAATAGGCTTATTTGAATAGTCATTTAAATCTATATCTATTGCAAATAATTTATCATTCATTCTATTTTTAGTACAGATAAGCTTTCTTTGGTCATTATCTTTCACTAAGAATAAAGCAATATCACTATCATATTTTTGATCCCCTGAGCCTTTAAAAGCTAGTCTTTTATCTTTTATATCTGATTCATTCATCTGATTAATTAAACAAATTACGATATCTTTTCTTGCTGATAATCTTGCTAATCCTTTACTCATATTAGAGATTTGCTGATATTCATTATCCCCATTATTATTTACTATTTTCATCTTAGAATCAATTGCAAAAAACTTTATGCCATCTTCTGCATATAATTCTATTTCCATAATTAAATCATTTAAATTATTAGTGTCACTATCTATGATTAAATTATCTAATTGATTGTCACTTAATTTTAAATCTTTTAGTTTTTTTACAAATAATCTATCCCCCATTTCAAAGTTGAAAAATACTGTTTTTCTGCCCTCCGATAAGTTTGCCAACAAGTTCATTAGTAAAGTAGTTTTTCCTGCTCCTGATTCTCCAGCTAGATTTATAAACAGCCCTGTTTCAAAACCACCTCCAAAAACATGATCTATTTTAAACATACCTGTTTCAAACTTTGGTAATCTTGGCATACTATCAACTTTTAATATCAACTCTCTTGCTGTTAATCCTGCTCTTGCTTTGTCTTTTTCATGTATTAAGTCTAGTAGCTCTAGCTTTTTGCCATACATTTGTTTTTTTAATTTTATTTGAATATCGACACTTGTTTCATTATGTACTGATATTTTTAACTCTTTTATTTCTTTTTGTAACTGCTCAATCATTACAACCCTTTTAATATATTGATTTTATTTTGCTCTTCTTCCATTTCTTTTAATTGCTTAACCCATTTAATCATCATATCAAAAGTAGTCCATGTATAAGAAGAAATTTCTAAAAATTCTTGTTCATTTAAAGTTGTGTGTTTCGTTATGTAACTAATAACTTGCATATCATCTATGTTCTTATTTTCTTCTCTTAGATTATATATCGCTTTAGCAACAAGCTTATGTGTCTTATTTGCTTTAAATAGCTTAAAAGGTACTTTGTATTGGATTAATTCTAATTCGTCCATAGGATGGCTTAAATGAGCATTTAATAAAGTGCTTAGTATTAACTGCTCTATGTGAATTCTATGTATTTGATAATTATTCACACCAGTCACCAAATTTACTGTTAATTGTTTGCTGTTTATGTACAGTTTCATAGTCTTTCATATATGCAGTTATTCTTACTGCATATCCTTCTTTATCTTGTTGGTGTTTTAAGTAGTCAATTGCTAATTGTTTTTTATCTTCTATCTTTTTAAAAAGTTCTTCGCCTTCTTTAGTCTTTGTAACTTTTGTCTTATAAGAAACTTTACTTTCTAAGTACTCTAAAAAGGCGTCATAAGTATTCTTTGTTTTATTAATTGTTTTATTCTCTTTAGTCTCTTGCTGTTTTAGTAAGGGGGTCTTACTACTTTGATAAGGGGGTCTTACTAAAGTAGTAAGGGTTATTATTCTATTATGGTTACGACTACCCTTAACTATTTCAATAGAAATATATCCTTTTTTTTCAAGTTCATTTATGTTTCTTGATACATTTTCTTTAGTTATCCCTATTAAGTCACTAAAGTGTTTATTTGAAGCTATGCAACCCTTGTCTAGTTGTGATAATTGTTCAATTTCTGCAAGTATAAACTTTTGACTTTGATTTAAATTGTTATCGTGCATTATCTCAATAGATACTGTTATAAATCTAGTTGCCATTTTGTAACCTTTGTATTTATTTGCCATTAAATAAACCTTTCAATACATGACCTAATATTAAAAGTTGATGGATTTACATTTTTATCCATATTCGGAATTTTTACTTTCTTGACAACTTTTCTTATAAATTTATAGTTTACTATCCCAAGCATAAGATTATCATTGATATCACATCTTTTTTCATCACTATAGTATGTCTTTACAAATTCATCTCCATTATAACCGTAGGTATATCTTGTAAAAATATCTTTATTTCTTTGATTATTTGAAGTTAAAACAAAAAAAGTTTTATCGTTTGATGGATAAAAAACTGGTCTTGTAATTAATTCGCCATTCATTTCAAATTGTATCAAATCGCCTTGAACCGCTTTAGGCTCAAACTTTTTACAATTTATTTTTATACTTTTTGCATCTTCACATTTAACACTTTTAAAAGAATTTCTAATATTGCGATAGATGTCACATTCTTTTCTATCATGCTTACAATATGTACAGTTTGGCACATAAAACCTCATTTAACATTGGTGCTTTCATAAATTTAAGTAAAAAATATTTTGAAGAAATATAAGAGAGTAAGCCTACCAAAACTAAACTATCTTTATTTCAAGATTCACTTAACCAAGCCTAAAACTTGGTAGCTTTGGTAGGCTTAGTTAAATGAACTTTTAAGTTAATACCTTTATGAATGTCCGTACCAAGTGGCACGAACTTCAAGGAGTAGGACACTCATAAAAGAATTAATTTATAATAGTAGTGCATTGTTTAAAGTGTCGTACTAAACACAGTGATTTAAAATCCTAAGAACTTAAACCAGTATATCATTAAAATCAAACAACAGTATTATATCATATTGTACTTAAATATTAAATTATTTAATCAATTTAATAAAACTACGTAGCAAATGAATTATATTTTATTAATACTTAAAGTTATATTAGTTATACTTTTATACTTAATATAAAGAGGTAACTAATGAAAAAAGATAAAATAATCAAAGTCGAAGTAAGCACTCATAAAGATTTAAAAACAATGGCTTCATCTAAAGGCAAGACTTTAAAAGACTTTGTGCAGGATATTGTATTAAATTTAGAAAATGGTTTATTTTTTGATGTAGAAGAATATAGCAATGATGTATTAATAGCTGTATTTGCTGACATTTCAAAAGAATTAGATTCAAGAAATGACAATGGGAAAATGACTAAAGAACAAATAGATAATTATATTTATACAGTAGAAAATATCCCATTTGGTGAGTAGAGTTATGGAGTTTTTAGCAATATCAAAAGAGATACCCAAATCAAAAGTGAAAAGCTTAGGCTTTTTAACTAATTTAAAAATAAGGTTTGACAATAGGCAAAATTGGTATGAAATTAGAGGTACTAAAATAGAAATAAAAAAATACAGCAAATTAATAAATGAATTTTTAAATATATATGATACTGAAATATTAAACCAATGGAATGAAAAAGACAACTACCAAAGTAGCGTTTATACTGAAATAGTAAAATAAACGCT